GGCGAGGAGCTGGTGGTGCGCCGCCTCGAGGGGCTGCGGGCGCCGGCCGCGGGCCAGGTGATCTCCTGCCGCGGGTACGACCACGTCCACCTCTACAACGTCATCGGCGGCCAACCCGGCGACGGCCTCGACTACGCGGCCCAGATGACGGAGGCCTTCGACACGGCCGAGGCGGTGCTGGAGCGGGAGGGGCTGACCTTCCGCGACGCGGTGCGCACCTGGATCTACCTCGACGAGATGGAGCGCAAGTCGAACCGCATCCAGCTCGCCGGCTACCGGGCCGACCCGGTCGAGCAGGTCGGCATGCTCGAGCGCTTCAACAAGGCGCGCCGGGCCAACGCGGAGAACCCGCGCGCGATCAAGGTGCTGGACCTGGGCGAGTTCCGCGGCTACAGGGCGGCGCTCAACAAGTTCCTGCTCGGCGGCCCGCAGGCCGTCAGCGGGGACGAGATGAGCCTCCTGCAGGTCGGCACCGACCCGACCGGCGGCTACGGCGTGGTCGCGGACACGTCCGGCGAGCTGGTCAAGCTCGTCTACGAGTCCAGCCCCCTGCGCCAGCTCGCCTCGGTGCGCTTCACCACCAAGGACGCGCTGGAAGGGAAGCGCGACCTCGACGAGGCGGCCTGCGGCCGCGGCACGGAGCGCACGACCCCGACCGCGACGGCCACCCCGGCGCGAGGGAAGTACCGCATCCCCGTCCAGCTCTACTGGGCGATGCCCTCGCTGAGCCAGCAGGACATCGAGGACGAGGACATGGACGTCGAGGCGTGGCTCAACGAGAAGGTCTCCGAGGCCATCTCGCGCATGCAGAACACGGACGGCTTCACCGGGGACGGGGTCCTGGGCTACCGCGGCCTGCTGACGTACCCGAGCGGGACGCCCTCGAAGACGACCTTCGAGGTGATCCAGCGGACGAAGACCAGCGCGAACGGAGCGTTCGCGTCCTCGTACGGCTTCCGGGTCTTCAACACGATCATCGGGACGCTCAAGGACCAGTTCCACGCGAACGCGCGGTGGCTGATGAACCGCACGACCCACGCCGAGGTGGCGAACATCGTGGACGGTCAGGGGCGGCCGATCTGGTTCGACGACTTCTCCCAGGGGCCCGGCGGGCTCCTGCGCGGCTATCCGGCGGTCCGCTGCGCGGACATGCCGGCGATGGCGACGGGGAGCCTGTCGATCGCGTTCGGCGACTTCAAGGCCGGCTATCAGGTGCTGGACCGGCGCGGGATCATGGTCCTGCGCGACAACCTGACCAGCAAGCCCAACGTCCTGCTCTACACCACGATGCGGAGCGGCGGCGACGTCAAGAACTTCGAGGCCATCAAGCTGATGGAATTCTCGGCCTGAGCCGAGGGGGGGAAAGAAGCCTAGCACAGGCTGAGCTATGAAGAGAGACCTGAAGAGCAACATCCTGGTCGCGCCGAGCATCGCTCCGGCCGCGGCCAGAACGGCGACCGTGAACGGCGCCGGCGTGGACACGCGCGACTACGACTCGGTCGTCGCGCAGGTCCACTGCGGGGCGTACACGAACGGGACCTTCGAGCCGAAGCTCGAGGAGTCCGACGCCCAAGGCAGCGGCTACACCGAAGTGGCCTCGACGGACATGATCGGGGCATTCGAGAACATCGACGGCGTCGGGCACGCGAACACCGTCCAGCGCGTGGGCTACATCGGCTCCAAGCGCTACGTCCGGGTGAGCATCGAGGAGAACTCCTCGCCGGCCCCCGGCACCGGCGCGTGCCTCGAAGCGAGCATCATCCTGGGGCATCCGCACAGCGCCCCGGTGGCCTAAGAGACATGGGCGCCGCAGTGTCAAACTACGGCGAGAACACGCAGGCGGGGAAGGACCGCCCGGCGCCCGTCGTCTTGCCGCCGATGTTCGAGAAAGCATGGGCTGGGGCCGTCACCGTCGCGATAGGCGGCGGCCCCAGCCTGACCCAGGCCCAGGTCGACTACTGCCGCGGCCGGGCCAAGGTGATCGCCATCAACGACGCCGTGAGGCTGGCGCCGTGGGCCGACCTGCTCTACTTCTGCGACGAGCGCTGGTACCGCTGGCATGAGGCCGAGGTGAAGGCGTTCCGCGGGATCCGCGCCACGCTGGAGAACGGGCGCCTGGAGTCCGAGCTGCCAGGGCTCATCAGCTTCAAGAACGCCGGGACGAGCGGCTGCAGCCTGACCCCGGGGGCGCTGGCCACGGGCCGCAACAGCGGCTACCAGGCGATCCAGGTGGCGGCCCAGCTCGGAGTCTCGAAGCTCGTGCTCATCGGCTTCGACATGAAGGCCGTTGACGGCCGGTCGCACTGGTTCGGCGAACACCCCTCCGCCGGCTCTCCGGACCGATTCGAGAAGAATTTCGCGCCGCTATTCGATCAACTCGCCAGGCCGATGGAGCTCTTGGGAATGAGGGTCGTCAACGCCACCCCGGGGAGCGCCCTGCGCTTGTTCCCCAGAGAGCCCCTGGAAGAGGCCCTGCCATGAAGGCCGTCAGCTACGTGACCTGGAACGAACGCACCTCGCCGTTGTGGTGCAAGGCCTTCTCCAAGGGCTGCGGAGGCGACATCTGCGATGACGGCGAGTTGAGGCCAGGTCCGGTCGCCATGTTCGGCAGTGCGCGGCTCTGGGGGATCCTGGAGCAGGCCCAGGGGGAGGGTCGGGACTGGTTCTATGGTGACCACGGCTATTTTGGTCGATTCCGCTACTACCGCATCACTCGCAACGATTATCAGCACCGAGGCGTTGGGATTCCCGATTTTGCTCGTTTCCGAGCCCACAACATTCCCATTCGACCTATGCGTTCCGGAGGACGGCATATCCTCATCTGCCCCCCCGACGAGAAGTTCGCGCGTCTCATGCGCTTCAACGCCGGCAAGTGGCTCTCGCACACGCTCGAGATCCTGCGCACGCATACCAGCCGACCCCTCATCGTCCGCTCTCGCGCCCAGGCCGCCTCCGGGCGGCCGCTGGCCGAGGATCTCATCGACTGCTGGGCGCTGGTCACCTACATGAGCAACGCCGCGACCGAGGCGATTTTAAACGGGATCCCGGTCTTCTGCCTCGGGAGATGTTCGGCCTCTTCGATGGGCTCGCGCGACCTTTCCCTCATCGAGCGGCCGATCCTGCCGGGGGTGGAACTCCGAGAGCACTGGGCCGCCGTGCTGGCCGCGAACCAGTGGACCCTGCCGGAGATGGCGGACGGAACGGCCTGGAGGGCCTTGACACGATGAAACTCTGGAACGGGATCTACCTGCCGGAAGGCGAGCTCCACCTGATCGAGTGGATGGAGAAGATGAAGCAGGACTGTTTCGGCCGTCCGGGATACCAGAAGCACAAGTACGACCTGGCCATGAAGTTCGTCAAGGGCCGCTGCATCGCGGTCGACATCGGCGGCCACGTGGGGCTCTGGTCCTGGCCCATGTCCCACGACTTCCACGGCGTCATCGCCTTCGAGCCGGTCACCGAGCACTGCGCGTGCTGGCGCAAGAACATGGAGTCGCGTGAGAACGCCGTCCTGAATCAGGTTGCCCTGGGCGAGAAGGAGGGCAAGGTCTTCATCCGCTGCCGCACTCCCGGGAGCTCGGGCGACACCGGCGTAGACCCGAACGCCGAGGCGAGCAGCCTGCGCGCCAGCGTGGATACGTCGGGCGAGGAAGTCCAGATGAAGCGGCTGGACTCCTTCGGCCTGACCGGCGTGGACTTCATGAAGCTGGACTGCGAGGGCTACGAGGTCTTCGCTCTGCGCGGCGCCGAGGAGACCCTGAAGCGCTGCAAGCCCTGCGTAATCGTGGAGCAGAAGGCCGAGACCGGCGGCTCCTCGCGCTACGGGGTCGGGGTGACGGACGGGGTCGAGTACCTGAAGAGCCTGGGCGCCAAGCTGCGCGGCGGGGTGCAGGGGGACTACGTCCTGTCCTGGGACTGAGATGAGCTTCGGCGACGAAGTGATGGCGGCCGGCTGCGCGGCTGAGGAAGCCCGGAGGGTGGGCGGCCGCGTGGCCATCCTGGACAAGAACCGCAACCCGCGCTGGTCGGAGGTCTGGGAGAACAACCCGGACATCGCCACCATCGACCAATGGCGCCGAGACCAGGCCATGGGGCACATCGTCAACGGCCCAGGCTGTCGGCCCTACATCACGGCCTGGCAGCGCGGGCCGGACATGCTCAAGTGCGTCTTCTCGTTCTGGCGGGCTCGCGACCACCGTGGACGCATCTTCCTGTCGAGTGCGGAGGAGGGCGCCGGCCGCGCCGCGGTCTCCAAGCATGGTGGGTTCGTGGTGATCGAGCCGAACCTGGCCAGGATCTCCAACCCCAACAAACAGTGGCCGCGCGAGCGCTACCAGGCCCTGGTGGACGAGCTTCGCGACGTGGAGTTCGTCCAGCTAGGCCCAGCCGGAACGGAACTCCTCCACGGTGTCATGCATATCGAGACCCCTACCTTCAGGGCGGCCTGTGCCGTCCTGTCTGCGGCCGCGGCTTACGTGGGCCCCGAGGGGGGGCTCCACCACGCTGCAGCGGCGCTGGGCGTTCGCGCCGTCGTGATCTTCGGCGGCCACACCGATCCGGAGACGACCGGCTATCCGGAGCACATAAATCTCCGCGGAAAGCAGAACCGGCCCGCCTGCGGGAACTGGAAGCCGTGCGCGCACTGCGCCGAGGCCATGGACTCCATCTCCGTCTCGGACGTCTCCGACGCCCTATCGATCCCTGGAGCCTCCAGATGAAGAACTACGAGAGCCAGGCGCTGAAGCTGAAGACGGCCCCCACGCTCGAGCCGGTGACGCTGACCGAGCTCAAGAACCACTGCCGCATCGTGGACGTCGAGTCCCCCGGGGAACAGGACTCAGAGCTCACCCTTCTGCTTCAGGCCGCCAGGGAGCAATACGAGGCCATGACCGGCCGCAAGCTCCTCAAGCAGACCTGGCAGTGGTACCTCGACGACTTCCCGGCATGGGACTACATCGAGCTCCCTCACGCCCCGCTGATCTCCGTGGGCTCCTTGAAGTACACGGACTCGGCCGGAGTCGTCCACACGCTGTCCTCGTCGGAGTACATCGTAGACGCGGTCTCTCCGGTCGGCCGCATCGTGCTCAAGGAAGGCGGGGTCTGGCCCACGGTGAACCTGCTGGAAGCGAACGCCATCGAGATCACCTTCGACGTGGGCTTCGGGACCGCGGCATCGGCCGTCCCGGCCATGGACAAGATCGGCGTGCGCTGGCTAGCCGCGCACTTCTACGAGAACCGCGAGCCGGTGGCGCCGATCAAGCTGGAGGAAGTCCCGATCGGACTGCAGGCGCTGGTCCGGCTCCGCCGCATGTGGGAGTTCTTCCTGTGATCAGAGCCGGGAAACTCGACCGCTATATCGAACTCCAGTCGCTGACGACGACCCAGGATGCTTCGGGGCACCCGGTCAAGTCGTGGCCGCCGCTGGCCAAGGTCTGGGCCAGCAAGCGGGTCCTCAGGGGCGAGGAGAAAATCCAGAACCTGCAGAAGTTCGCGCAGACCTTCTCGGTCTTCCGGATCCGCTGGCGCTCGGATGTGAACCCGGTCAAGAGGCTGGTCGACCTCTCGGACGGGCGGGTCTACGACATCCTGGACGTGGCCGAGGTGGGGCGGCGCGAGGGGCTGGACATCACGGCCAAGGCGAGGGCGGAGTAATGGCCCAGAACGTGAATTTCACCCTGCATGGCCTGAAAGAGCTCAACGAGGCCTTGAAGACTCTTCCGGAGATCATCGGCCGCCAAGTGGCCATCAATGTTCTTACGGAAGTATCGGAGCCCATGCTCGCCGAGGCTAGGTCCACAGCGGCTTTCGTCGATCGGTCCGGCAAATTACGAAAAAGCATCAAAGCAGTTGCCCTACGTCGATCATACGTACGGAAGCGCCGGGGCTCTCGCGGGGACGTGTTCCAGCTTCGCGTCGGCCCGACGTCGCCGCTTGCTCACCTGATCGAGAACGGAACCAAGCCCCATTTGATGCACGCCAAGGAGGGCTCCGTCCTGGCCGCCTACAACAGGGTGATAGGGAAAGAGATCAAGCATCCAGGCACGAAACCTCGGCCCTTCTTCCGGCCCGCATGGGACAGGCACGCACCCACGATGTTCTCCAACCTCAAGACGATCTTCTGGAAAGAACTCGATGCCGCGGCGGCTACGCTCGCGCGCAAAGCCACGGCCGGGAAACTCCCGGCCAGCATCGGGAGCAAGCTCTAATGGACATCGGCTCATCCGTCCGAAGCGTTCTGATGCTCTCCGCAGTCGGAGACATAGTTTCAACGGCCATCTATCCGGTCGAGGCGCCCCAAAACCCGGGGCACCCGCATATCGTCTACAACAAGATCGACGGAGCCCCCCTAGTTGATCTTGGTGGGTCATCAAAAACCAAGCACTCCCGCGTCCAAATCGATTGTTACACGAAGGACGATCCTACCTCATGCTCGGCCTTGGCCAAGGCCGTATACGACGCGCTGAACGATTTCTCGGGAGACGTGGATGGAGGATTCATCGATTCATCCACGGCGCTGGACGACGGGAAGGACATGAGCGAGCCAGAGCTCGAGGAGTTTCGGGTCATGCTCGAATTCTCCATCTGGTACACGGAGGAATGACAGATGAGCAAAAAGCCAGGGAAGGGCACGCGCCTGTCCTTCAAGGACTACGTGACGACGGTGGAAGTCGCCGACGTGGAGTTCGACGAAGAGGCGAAGAAGATCAAGAGCGCGACCGCATCGTTCGTGACCAAGGGCTTCGTGGCGGGCATGCTGGCCTATACGGACAGCACGCTCAATCCGGGCCCGTTCTACATCTCCGCCGTCTCGGCGTCGGAGCTGACGATCGAGGCCAAGACCGGAACGAACCTCCCGGTCCAGGAGGGTTCGCCGGCGGCCGTGACGGCCACCATCACGGGAGAGCTCGTGGTGGACGGAGTCGAGAACATCGACGGTCCGTCCCCGTCCCGCAAAGAGATCGACATGTCGCACCTCTCCAGCGAGATCGTCGACAAGGACGTGGGGATCTTGGACCCGGGCCAGGTGAAGTTCGGCCTCCGCCTCAACTTCGCCGATGCCGGTCAGGCGAGGCTCCGTGATCTCCTCGACTCGGCGGCCGCGGACTCCTACCGGGTCAGCTATCCCGACGGGTCCAGCACGACCTTCGACGCCAAGGTCCTGGACTTCGGCGTGAAGGCGGGGGGGCACGACGACCCGCTGGAGGGTAGCGCGACCCTCACGCTCACCTCCGCTCCCGTGACGGACGAGGCCGATGCTTAACCCATACACGGGCCTGCTCGAGCTCGAGATCGCTGGCTCCAAGCGCGTCCTGCATTTCAAGTGGGACGCGCTTGCGAAGCTGCGGACGGAGTTCGGGGACGACTTCCTGACGGTGGTCGCCAAGGCATGCTCGGACGCGAACGTAGAGGTGCTGGCGAGAGTCCTTACTATGGGACTCTCGCCGGCGGCCTCCGTCGAAGAGATCATGGCCTCGTCCCCATCGGTCATGTCCGCTCGACTGGCCGTCGAGACGGCGCTGAATCTTGCCTATTTCGGCAAGAAGGAGGCCCCGCAGATCGAAGCGGCAAACCCTCCAAACCGCCCGGGGATCCTGTCGAGATGGCTTTCTCGGCTTCTCTTCGGGCGGGGATCAGACCAGCCGAGTTCTGGGAGCTGACGCCCTATCAGACGCGCTTGGCCTTGGAGGCCTGGAGCAAGGGCAGAGATTACGATCGGAAAATCGTCATGGCGGCTGCGTGGTTCTGTGCCGGTTTTCAACGTTTGACGACGATGCCCAAGTTGGACGAATGGCTCGGGCTTGAGCCCGCGAAAGAGGAAGACTGGCGCTTGGTAAAGGCCAGGTTTTGCGCTTTCCCCGGAGCCAAGGTTAGAAAGAGGCCGAAACGATGAGCTCACCTATCGGTGTGCTGTGGGCAAAGCTGGCCGTCGACCACGCCGGCTTCGTCTCCGATCTGAACAAAGCCCGCTCGGAAGCGCAGAAGCAAGGCGCCTCGATTGCGAACGCCTTCGACCAGCTTGGGACATCTGTCAATAAATCCATCAAGAGGACGGCCTCCAGCATCTTCAACCTCAAGAACGCATTCAGCGGAATCTCAGTAATAACAGGGATCTCCGTTGGAGGGTTCGGCTACATGGTCAAGGCCGCTCTGGATTCGGCGGATGCGCTGGAGAAGACTGCCGGCGCCGCCGGACTTTCCACGACCGAGCTGCAGGAATTGGGCTTTGCCGCTTCACAATCCGGGATCAATACGGAGACTATGAACGGAGCGTTGAAGACCTTCGCCAAGAATCTGGGTCAGGCTAGAGCGGGAACAGGCTCTCTGAAGGAGAGCCTCGAGAAGATCAGCCCGAGCCTTCTTCAGGCGGTCGTCAGCGCCGGGAGCACCGATCAAGCCCTGAGGCTGATTTTCTCAGCCCTTGGGAAGATGACAGCGGCATCGGATCGCGCCGCCCTCTCGGCGTCAGCCTTTGGGAAGGCCGCCGGGGTCGACATGGTCAACCTCTTATCGAATGGAGTTGAAGGGCTGGACGCCATGCGTGCTAAGGCCCACGAACTTGGTCTCGTTCTGGATGAGGTGATGATCCACCGAGCCGCCGAGGCTCAGGACAAGCTGGAGATTTTGTCGATGGTGGTAAAGACGAACATCACCGCCGCCATAGGCGAGGCCATCCCGCTCATCTCAGCGATGGCCGATGCGTTGACAGCCCTGGTGCGGGCATCGGTTCAATCGGCGAATGCGCTTTCCAGCATGTTCAAGGGACTGACCAATGTCACAGCCGCCTACTCGGCGGCCATGAAAGTGGGGACATTCGGGATCAATCTCGGGACTCGCGTCGCCGGAGTTCCGGCCGCGCAAGATTCGATTCCACCGGCCGCGGCTAAGAAAACGCCCCAACAGCCATATCAGCCGATTCAACCGAATTCGAGCAGAAAATCCGCTCCGGCAGAACCAGCCGCGCCGGACGAGTCGAAGTTTCCGATCCAGCCGCTCTCCTTCGATGAGACCTCCAAATTCCAGAAGGAGCGCCTCCAGCAGGCCCGCGAGCTCATGCAGGAGCAGATCTCCGACACCGACCGCCTCGCCCAAGCCAAGAGCAGGATCCTGGAGCTCGAGCCCCAGCTCATCACCCTGACCGGCTCCCAGGCAGCCGCCCAGGAGGTCATGGCCAGTGCGATCGGAAAGGTCGAGTCAAAATACAGTTTCATGGGACAGTTCGCCGTGCAGGCCCACGGCGCCATCTCGGACAGCCTATCCACTGCCATCCTTGAATCGAAGAGCCTCAGCGAAACCCTGGAGAACGTCCACCAAGCCCTCATCCGCATCGTAGTCCAAATGGTCATGATGAAGACAGTCGGATCGGCCTTCTCCATGATGGGCTTTGCCATGCCGGTGGGTATGACATGGGCCGGAGCCAAAGGTGGGGTATTTGATGGAGGCCGCCCAACGGCTTTCGGATCGGGAACCATCGTGAGAAGACCGACCCTATTCCCGATGGCCACCGGGATGGGCCTGATGGGAGAGGCCGGCCCGGAAGGCATCCTACCGCTCACCCGCATCGGTGGCGACCTGGGAGTCAAGGCCGACCTCTCCGGCGGCGGCTCTGGCGGCGTGACCCTGATCCAGCACATGCCCATCAACGGGGTCGACTTCAGCGACCCGGCCGTCATCAGGAAGATCGCCCGCGGCCTGGCCAACGATGCCCGCTACGGTGGGCTGGAGACCCTGCGTCTGGGCGGCGTTCTATTCGACCAGGCCGAGATCAACTCCAGGAGAGCCCGCTGATGGCCGCCGTCAATCTGCTCACCCTGGCCCCGCCCATCATCATCTCCGAGAATTACCTCAACGGGTTCTCGAATGACGCCGGAGACCTGATCGCATCCGACGGCCAGGAATTCGTTCCCAGGCTCTATGACGGCGTCCCCGAATCGATCTTCTCCACCCTCGAATCCGATGACACAAAAGTAGCGACGATCAACGGAGGGCTGTATATCGAGGGCTCTAAGGTCGTCCGCGTCGTCGATTTCGTTGCCATGCGCGGAATGAACCTGAAATCCTACACGTTCGAACTGCTCCTGGACTCGACAGTCGTCTACTCCCACATCAAGACCAACGAGACCCAGGCCGACCGGATCCTGTCTCTTGCCGCGCCGGTGGACTGCAACGAGTGGCGGCTGACGATGAACACTGTCAGGGACGACGGGGGGGCTCCGCCGAACGAGCAGAAGCAGATCGGCTGTATCGACATCGCCCTTGTTTCCGGCCAGCTCTCCCGCGGTTTCGCCATCCCCCCGACAGTCAATCCGAGGCAAAACGTCAGATCCGCGCAACTAGCGTCAGGGGAGATCCGCTCGGCCTTCCGCGACAGAGCTGACGAGGGGCATGAGTTCTACCGCTCACAGCTCGAATTCACCTGCATGCCTGATGCCGATCGAGCCATTCTGAAGGCCGCCCGCAAAGCAGCATCCTTTCTGTTCATGCCATGGCCCGGAGATTACCAGGACGAGATCTACCTGGGCCGGATGGAGCCCGGCAGCTACCGCGAGCGCAGAATGGATATCCGCAAAGCTCTCGGTTGGGCGATCTCTTGCGACTTCGAGGAACTCGGCGG